GTTGGGTCTATTCATCATGCTACTAATCCACCTCTGTTAAATCTCAAAGCATCGTTTTTCGGATCAAACTCAAAATTTGAAATATCTATTTCTGTAAGAGTTTTCATTTCTGTTGTATTTGCTAATGCATCTCTGTACGGCATATCTACTTTTTTTACCTTAACAGCACCTTTTGTTTCTTGCATTAAACTACGTAATACTTTTCCTAAAGCATTTTCATATAAAGGCTCAAATAAATTTGTGAAATAATCTAACGCTAATTCATCTGCTGCAACATCATTTCCCTTGCCTTGCAATTCAAAATATTTTTCTGCAATCTCTTGATTTTTTATAGTGTGAGCCATTTCTTCAAATGTACCAACTCTTTGTTGTGCAATTTCTTTAGCACTAGGTACAAGAACTTTATTAATACCATTTTCTTTTGCATACGCAATATTAGCAAATAAACCTTTTCTCATTATTTCTGTGTTAGATTGTACTGGCGCAGGTTTTCTTGGGTCTGCTTTATAAGCCTTTTCACCCCTATTTCTTTTAATATTATTCATTACATGACCGTTATACTCTTCCATTATTTGACGAGTAAATTGATCTATTTCTTTTTCAAAATAATATGCTGCACCATCTCCTGCTCCTGCATATGAATCGTATTCATCTATCCAATCTTGGTCAATGTAATCTTCGTTTAATTCCATAACGTATTTGTATGCTTTTTTTATTAAATCATAAGGATCACGTGCATCTACAATAATTCCTTCATCTTTTAACTTTAATCGAAGCTCATCTTTTATTTGTCTTCTTCCATTATCTAGTGCGCCTTGAATACGTGTTGCACTTTCTAATTTTTCTAATCTATCATAGGTTTGAATTATTGAATGTAAAGCTTTTTTGTTTCCTATTTTTAAATCAAAATCTGATGCTGAATCTTCTATATTAAACTCGTGCCATTTTAAAGCAGATAAATTTATTCTGTCGGTATCAGGTACATCTACAAAAGGATTTGTTTCATCTATAGTACCACTAAAGGGAAGATGTTGTGGCCCTTCTATTAGTTGTCTTATTTTTCTATCACTCATATTAGCGATACGATGTAAATCACTTTGTATTTCTTCTACCAATACTGCTTCATAAGTATCAACACCCATTTTATCACGTTGTTCAGCATAAGGTCTTACTACAGATAAACGTGTATGAACTACAGTTTCAGGATTAAAATGGTTTACTTCTTCTCCTAATGGAATACTGCGTTTGTCGGCATTAACCATAAGCTCTTCATATTTTATTTTTGCTGCAGCTATGGGCTGACGTTGCATAGTTCCAAACTGTTGGGTAGTATCACCATCACCATACGTACTTCTTTTGTGTATTGTATATTCTGTGTTTACATCTTTTAATGTTTCAAGAACTTGTTTACGTGTAAATTTTCTTTGGGGTTCATCGGATAAGAACTCTAGCCCATAAAATTGTTTTTCTGACTCTGTAACATTTGGGGCACGTTTACGTATAAATGCTTCTATGTTTTCAGCTTTAGTTCCTGCTGCTCCTATATCCATTTGTTCTACAGTAGATAAAAGTGGAGAATACATTTTACCTACAGTTGTATCCTCTCCAAGACCAACATTTTCTTCTTCTATCTTTTTACGTAGTTCTTCACCCCTTCGTTTTAATAGAGGGTTCATTTTACTTTTAGAAACAGAACGAGCAATATTAGATGCTTGTGCTCCTTTTGCTCCTGTTGCAAGTACTTTGCTTAATAAACCCATGTTAATCCTGTTTTAGTATTTCATCACGTAAAAGTTTTAATCTTCTTAATGTATACACAGAACCTTGCGCCCTGTGCATTGCAATCGAATTATCTGTTTGTTCCATAATACGATGCTGTTGGTCTATTAAAAAATCTATATAATTACTGAACTGGCCCCACTGCTGTTGGTTGCTCACCAACGCCTTGAGCTTGTTCAGGTGCTCCTTGTCCTTGATCATTTCCACTAAATCCTTGTTCGTTAGGTTGCGGAGCCATGCCAGTTCCTATGTTACCACCACCTGCTCCTGTTGGGTCTGCTGCATCTGCTCCTGCAGGTGCTCCTTCAGGTGGGGCAGGTTGTTGAAACTGTTTCATTAGCTCTGCTTGTATTGCTGCTTCGTTCATATTGTTAGTAACTTTGTCTGGGTCAAGCTCTAACGACTTAGCAATTTCCCTAATAATATACTGGAATTTTGCGAAAGGTGCAAGCGTTGGATTACTTGCAATCTGCATAAACTGCATTAAACGTTGGCTACGTACTTCGTTAGCCATAAGTGATTCTGTTCCTCGTGCTTTTACTTCAAGATCACCACGAATGTTTGGATCAAAATCAAATTGCATATTAAAACGATATAGACGCTCACCAAGTGGACGCAGTAAATAATCGTCTACGTTTTTAATAACATTCTTAATTGCACCACTAGCAGCACCCATAAGCATACTGATACCACTAGCTGTACGTCCTACACCCTGCACACCTGTCTGTCCATGTGCAAAAGATGGAAATCCTGTTGACTCATCTGCAAGAACACGAGCCTTGTCAAATAGCTGCATGTTTTCACCAGAAACGTTTGGAAACTTTGTTCCGAAGATAGCTTGCCCCGGAGCACCACCCTGTCTCCTAAATACCTTACCGGGGTATACTGACAAGTCTTGGCCCGGAACTAAGTTAGTTTCATCGACTTCGATTAACAAGTTTCCTGACATAACTGCATTGTCTACAGCCATACGCATAAAACCATTCATTAACGTTTGGGTATCGTCCATGTTTTCAGCAATACCAACACCAAAAAATGAGTATGGGTTAAGTTCATAGGGAGATGCTACATAAGGAATAGTGGCAGGTTTAAATGGATTAAGAACCATGCGAATAAGTTTACCGTTACAAATCCAAACGTTTGCCTGTAACTCATCCATTGCCATTAGTTCTTCTGGAATATCTACTCCCTGTTCTTCAAGAGTTTCGGTTTCTACCATACCCCAGTACTCAAGAACTTCATATCGTTCTACACCATGCTCTGGTGCATAATCAGATAGATCATCTTCCCAGTATTCTTTGTCGTAGTTCTCACCTAACTTGATAGCTTCATCAATTACCTGAGAACGAAAGTAAGGACGCTTCTTCAGATTACGCATCTGAGAACGTGATAGCTTATGCCGTTCAATTACATACTGAGCTTCATCCATGTTGTTTGCATCTGGATCAGGATAAAAGTTCCATACAGATACATGGTTTACTTGTGGTACTGTTTTAAAACTAGGATCATAGTCACCGTTGTCATCCCAGTTTGGGTATTCTTTGTCTACAGCAAATGGACCTTTCATAATCCCTGTGCCAAACAAAGCCATTTCAAATGCAGTGCTACGTAAGTGTTTAGATGCATTTGACTCTTCTAGTTGGTCATGTATTTTCTTTTGCATGTTTTTAGCTGCAACCATTGCAGGACTAAATGTAACAGCAGTTGGTGTTTTACCCACGCCTTGTTTTAAATTATCAATGCCCTCAAACTTATCTTCCATTGGACCTAGACTATCTGCAAGTGTTCTAGCTGTAGCACCTGCAGGTATTTCACGTCCATCTCCTGCAAACCCATATGGGTTAACTGTTTCATCCATACCGTTTGAACGTAGCTGTTCTGGTTCCTGTGGATCAAAATTAACATCTGCAACTACGCCCTCTGGTAATTCAGTTGGGTCTATAGTAAGAGGAAATTTATTATTGGCAAATAATACATCTACAATTTGACCATAGGCTGCAAGTGTTTTTGTCTTAGTTACCTTAATAAACACACGAGATTTTTCAGCTTCCGTAAACTGAACCTCTGGTCCGTATATACCACGATAGTTGCGATATGATTTTAGCCAACGCTCTTCATCCTGTCTTCGATAATCTTCTGCACGATTATAACGTTCCATAATAAATGGAATGATATTTTCTGTCTGAGAATCCTCTGTAACATCTTCTTCAATATCGTCTAAGACAATTGAATCATCTTCTATAAATGTTTCGTTTTCTTCTGCCATTTACTTTTCCTTAATAACCAAACACATTATCTGCAACTCTCATACCAGATGAAGAACTGCTATATGGGTCATAATCAAATACGCTAAATCGTGGTCTTGACATTATGCCGTATCTTAAAGCATCGTACAAGTGATCTTCTGACTTTGTATCAACGTCTTCTGGATTCTTTTTATCTATTGGTAATGCAGGTAACTGTGCTACTGTATTTATGCAGTTGTTAAAGAATACCATTCTAGGTTCTTCTGTAAACTCATCTACCTGCAAACGTCTGTGTATTTCGTTCTTACCTGCTACACGTGAGCCTTTTGATCTGTCAGATGGTCGCCAACGGCATCCCTTCTGTATCATCTGTTCAGCCAACGAAGGACCAGTATCACCACGCTTATGCCACAAAGAACTATCAAGCACTCCATACTTTATGTTTCCGTCTTCTGCTTCTAGTTCTAACACCATATCGGCTAAGTCAGTAGCAAGTACTTTACTAACGTATAGTTCTCTGTATACTACTATCTGTTCACTTGGTGAGACAGCAAACCAAAGTACGGCACTATAAGACCCATAGCCATAATCACAAGCTCTAAACTTGACCCAGTTACTGGGGATGCGAAAAGGTTCAACAACATGTAAATTCCTATCAAACTCTGTGAAGGCTGCGCCCTCTTTTATATCCCAATCACCATCCAGTAACTGCCTACGTTGCTGTTCTGGTAATGACAATAGCATGGCTTCATAGTCACCTTGCGTTGCCAAGTATGGGTTGTCTTTGAGTCTAGCAGGAATAAACTTACGTTTGAATAAAGGCTTACCTGCTTTCTCATGTCCAGAAGGATACCTTAAAGTTTCGCCTGTGTCAATATCTGTTGCATTAAAAGATTTGTTAGGTGCAGCAGGATCAATAAACATTTTCTTTACCCAGTGATGGCCTCTACCTCCGGGGTTAGTAGTTGCCCTCATATATACTGGAAGATCGGGTGCAGTGGACCGTAGACGAGAGCGCATGTAATTCCATGCAAACGGTGTGGGCCATTGTGTCAA